TCGCCACTGTTTACGGAACGCTGTGCTGCGTGGAGTGGTATACCCCATTCGGCGCGCGATTTCCCGTACCGTGTACCCTTCTTCGATGTAGCGGAGCAGTTCGCGTTCGGTCGGTGTCAGATGGGGGTCAATCGCGGCGTGGAACATGGTGTTTTCGTAAATCGTCGTGTCTGTGTCCGCGCGGTCGGCGACGCACTCGATGGGCACGCCCGTTGCGTGTCGGGTGTTGGCTTTGAGCAGGTCTGTCCGAATGTTGCGGATAATGGTCTGGATGTATGCTCCGAAGGTCTCGCTTCGGATAGTGTCTCGATGGGTAAACACGCGGATACATGCTTCTTGTACGATGTCTTCGCGGAGTTCGTCGGTGTCGTTGGGGTAGTGTTGTTTGCACCACGCGGCGATGCGTGCGCGGAGGTTCTCCCAGAAACTGTCGGGCAGTTCGTCCCCCGTGAGTTGGGCGTCTCGGAACCGTTCGGCAAGTTCTGTCCAGTTGAACACTCGTGTCACGGTTGTGCCCCCGTGCGTCGGTGTTGGCGTATGGGTCGGAAGTATTTGTTGCCCATCGGGTCTCTCTCGCGCGAGCCTTGCACCATCAGCGGGAGCGTCGTGCTTAGGTCTTCGCCGACCAGCTGGATGAAGCCCATCCGCACTTTTTCCAGCAGCTCCATTGCTTGCTGGTAGAGTTGGAGTGCGTATGGGTTCTGTGACGCGCCGACATGTGTGATGGCGAGCGTGTTTGCTTCCACGAGCGCCGCGGCGAGATACTCCACGATGAGCGGGATGGGTTCGGGCGCGGGTCGGTCGGGTGTGAGCTTCGGATACAGGCGGCTGAGATTGGCGCGCACATGGCTTTGTGCCATGCGTATCGCCGCCTGTATCCGTGCGTCGTCGACTTGCAGGTTGCGTGTGAGCTCACGCACACCCTGTACCGTCGCCCAAGCCATTGCTCACGGCTCCTACGCCGCCGGTGTCATGACATTCTGCAGTAGCGCACCAGCAGGTGGCGCGATGACATGGATGCCCCACATCCAGTCCACTTCAATCCAAGTCGCGTTGTCGCGCCACGGCTCGACATAGGTGCGCACATTGCGCGGACGGGATTCGAAAGTGACGCCGTAAGTGATTTTGCGCACGCCAGGGGTGTCCACATACCCAATCCAGACATTGTTCCCCCAGACTTCTTGAAGTGGCGTGCTGACGCGCGGGTCAAGCGAGTACGACCCGACGGGGGACGACGGCGCACGCAACGACTGCGCTTCGATGACCCGTAGACCCCAAAGTGGATTCGGCAGACCCGATTGGGTCAAGTCCGTGACATACTTGCGCTCTTCTTTGATTTCCTCGATGAGGAGCATACGGGACGCTATCGTCGCAGGGATAACTATCACATTCGGCACACGCCCCGTCATGCGGAAGATGGCGTTCTTGGCGAGCGTGATGTCCGTCTTCGGCGAGCAGGTGAGATAGTTATCCCACGCGAAGTTCAAGTCCCGCACATACCCGTTGTTCGCGGGGTCGCTGATGACCCGCGCAGCGGCAATCTCCCAGTTGAGTAGCAACATCTCCGTCAGGTAGTTGGTCGTGTCCACCTCGAGGTCTATCGCGTTGTCCACATTCTCGCGCATACGCGGCGTAATCATCGCGCGGAGCGAGTGTTGCTCCGTGCGATACCATTCGAGCCGCCAGCCCCACGACGCTTCCCGCGCGATTTCGCCGTCTTGACGCGCGTCGTCAATGTGGATGAAGTTCGAGAGGTCGTAGACGGGGTAGAGGTCGGACTCTTTCTTGACCGGCAGCGTCGGAAACACCACCGGGGCAACAAGCCCCGGCTGAGTATACTTGAGACTGATATTCGTGAGTATCTGGTCGTAATGCAGACCAAAGCTCGCGTTCCCACCAGTTGTCTTCGGCATCTTCCCCCTCCTTTATGAAACGCGGTTAGTAGACCCGCTCAGGCGGCGTCAACCGCACAGATATCAATCGCAGGTCATCGTCGTTGTTGCCTGGTTCCGTCCCCTGAAGCGCGATGGCGAAGGTGTACGAGAATGCGTTTATGGAGAACGCAGGGGACCCGCGTCGCTGGTTCACGACGCGCAACGGTAGCACCCGCGCGGCGACGAACGCGACCGCGCGTCCCCAGTACGGGTGAACCAGCGGGCGCAGTTCAGGCACATTCCTAAAGAGCGGATGCATCGTGTCGAGAATGAACTTGCGGTTTACGGGGTCTACAGTCTTGTACGCCAACACGAGTTCGTCGCCCGGTCGGACTTCACCCCCGACAATTAATCGCGTTACCCCTTCGGTCATCACGGTCACTTGCTGTCCGTGAATCGCGATACCCTGCGTCACGCCGATAACTGGTAGACGGCAGGCGGAGACGGCGTTTGGACCAGAGCCCGCGGTCGACCAGAGCGTGGCGTCGTCGTGCTTGGGCATCGTCACCGCCTGATGCGCTCCGAAAATCGGGTCGCTGGACGGCACGCTGCCCGTCCAAAGCACAACGGGCACAAACGGCGCGACGGGGTTCTTGGCAGTATCGTCATAGTCTCGCCACACATAAGTCTCTGTGCGACCGAGTTTGCTGTATGCTGTAAACATCTCTTAGTCCCCCCCTTTCTTAGTCCCTCCTCAATCCAGAAATGCGCAGTTCCCGTGCAGCGCGCTTGACGGCTTCGCTGTACGGGATGTTTTCGTTCTGTGCAATCTGTTCTGCACGCTTTTGCAGAAGTTGTAGGCGTTGCGAGTCGTTGGTAATGACCGTGGTGCGCGTGGGCACTTCGTATCCCATTTGCGACCGCGCCATCTGCCGTGTCCACTGGTTCGTTGCCGCGATTTCGTTGAGCAGAATCTGCACCAGCTCAACGGGCTGGAGTTGATAGTCATCGCTCACATTCTCGCCCAGAGCCAGCACATACTGTGCGTCGTCGCGCAGATGGTCTAAATCGGACAGCGTGATGGTCTCGCCCTCCAGCGCGCGGACTAACGCCCGTGCGGTTTGCAGTACGGAGGGCGGCACGCGGTCGGCATATTCGCTGAGCCACGCCTCACGCGCAGCCTCGCGTTGCATCCGCAGCAGGTGCTGGAGTTCTTGCTCCAACTCCTCTACACGCGAGGCGCGAGCCAACAAGTCAGAAAACTCTTCCTCCGTCAGCTCAATGACGGCGGTTTCCCCCTCCGACAAGTTCAACCCCAGCGCACTGTTCGCTCCATCGGCGTTCCCATCCGACTCTCCCGCATCGCGCGAACGGAAATTGAAACGCACGGGCGGGAGCAGATGGGGAACCGTGTTTTTCGTCTGCTCCTGCTCCATAGTCTCCCCCTCTTCGCTTGCGAATTCGGAAAGATTCAGTGGGGCAATGTCTTGCATGTTCTTGATGTAGGGGCGGTTCGTCAACGCAATCCCGCGCAACACATTCATTCGCTTTTGGTGTTCCGGATGCAGATAGTTCAGCGCGAGTTCTGCGCTGGCAAATCGCAACCGCTTCGAGTCCACCAACTCCTTGACACGCGGGTCAACGATTTCTACCGTCGCAAATAGCGAATCGCCGCGCTGCTCTAAGTCGACAACCCAACCAGCGGCGTCTATGGAATCGTCGGCATGGTTCAGATTGACGGGGAGTTCACGCCCCATCACGCCGCGTTTGTAGTTGTCGACTATCTCGCGCAGCATGCGGTCGTCGACAACCAGTTTCCCGCCGGGTGCGCGCGGGTGCAACCATTCGCCCCGACGCAACACCTCCACGCGGTATCGGTTAGACGACTTGCCTTGACAACCGCACCCCCCACGATGGATCTCGGACAGAAAGTACGAGACCATGCGTTGCCCCCTCTGAACCGAAAAGAAAAGCGTTCACGGCGCGCCGTTCGCCCCGTGAACGCCACATTAATATACGACGCAAGCAAAAATTGTGTACGAGCCGTTCAGTCGGTCTTGAACGGTTCTCCGAAAGCGTTCAGTTGTTGCGTGCCCCGTTCGAGTTCGAGTTGTTCTTCGGCGTCTAAGAGAAGCGGATAGAGTTCGGGGTTCCGTTTGACCTTCGCGCGGAGCCGCTGGACGCTTTCTTCAAGCGATTCGACGGTCTTGTCCAGCAGACGCTGCAGAGCCGCTGCGTTCGCTTCGTTCAGCGCGTTCGCGTGTTCCAGCAGTTCGATGGCATCGGGTTTCTCGTTGCGCGTTGTGTACGCGCCCGCACTCTTCGGCGTGATATGCCCACACTTCGTGCAATAGACGGCAGGGCGAAGATGTCCCCCAACAGTCTGCAGATGGATGTCCCGCTTATGTTCGTCGGGACATTTGCACGGCTCGTTTGCCTTCACACGCGCCATGAGTGTCTCCTTCGCAACCCGCGCAGTATCATCCACCAGAGCAGGGGCATACGCAGTCCCCAATCGGTAAGTGTGCATGCCAGTAGCCCCTTGTTGCCGTTGCCCCCGCCCGAATAGCCACCACCGCCCCCGTTGCGCCCATTAGCGTCCCCACCACGGTCTAACGCCTCAAGTTCAGACTGCACCTCTTCCAGACGCTCGCGAATCGAACGGGGGATAGGTACGCCAAGAAGCGCAGCGTAGCGGAAGATACTGATACTCTCCGCGATGATGAAATAACTCAAGCAAACTGCGGAGATATCTATTCCGATGATAGAGTTCAGATAGTGCTTTTCAATCACTACGAAACCTGCGATAGCCAGCACAGCGGCTTTACGGGTCATTCCGCGCCGTGCGATGCCGCTGTGGATACGCTTGCGCTGCCACGCCCAGAGCGTGCCCAGCAGAATATCGAACGCTTGCGCCACCACAAGCGCATAAAACAGTTCGGGTAGTTGCATACCTAAGATAGTTACGACGCTTGGGGCGAGTTAGTACGGTTCGTAGCGCACGATGGGCTGTTCGTTGATTGCCAGCGGTGTGTATTGCACAATCTTCTGGAGCACCAGCGGGGCGACCCACGCATCGACGGGCGAGTTGCCAATCATCGTCTGTGTGAATTCGACGCTGGGCATCCAGTGTTCTTGCGTGAAGAATGTGTGCCCTTCGGCGTTCAGATAGTGTGGGAGTTCGGCAAGTAGTCGGAGCGTCGTCGCGCCGAATATCCAACGGAGTTCGTTCGCGCGTTCGGGGTCGGGGTCAATCACGAACCCGTAGAGTTCGAAGCGATAGGTCTCCACGAAGATATCGGGCATCCCGAACGGTTGCGTGGCGAGATTGATGGGCGAAGCCATCAGCACGGGCATCCGTTCCGACGGGATGTTCCCGACCGGATGGGGATAGAATCGCACCTCCCCGCATCCCTGCGCGGCGTACACCGACCGCCGAAGCGCAAGATAGTCCAGAACGACCCGTATGGGGTTAACTATCTTTTCCACGCTCTAAGGTCTCTCCATCGACTTGCGGCACGAGCCAATCGGGGGGTTCCGATTTGACGCGATACATCACGCCTTGTATCAGTGGGCTAATCGACGGGCGGAACTCGAAGTAGTGTGGTTCCCCGTTGCGCACGACGATATTCGTGATGAACGCTTGCCCCCAGCGTGAAGCGATGTCGCGTAGGACGGCGATGAACGCGCATGAGCGCACGCCCGCGCCCGCCGCACGCGCATCGTGCAACGCTTGACCCCGTGGCGGGCTCCACGACGCTAAGCGCGCACTCGCCGCAAGCCACACACGCGCCGCGTGCTTCTCATCCGACAAGTCGAACTTCTGCACGACCGGCGCATGGTCTTGCGGGATATAACGCGCATCGATAGAGATGTCGCCCGTCTCACGGTCAACCACTAACCGTCCGATGTTGCCGTGATACAACCGCTGAATGAGACGCAGGAACGCGAGCTCGGTGTCCGTCACCTGCAACGCACGCTCGGCGATACCTGCGTTCTCCCCAAGTTCTGCCTCTGTTCGTTTCGCCATCTTTTCATTCCCCCAGTTCTAAGCGTACACGGAGCAGTGCTTCCGCCAACGACACGGGCAACTGCCCCAAATCGAGTTGTAGATACCCCATCCGCCATAACAGCACCATCGTCAAGAGCGGGTTGGGGTTGCTCGTCTCGGCTTCGAGACTGTAGACGGTTTGCGATTCGGCGTTTCGTCGGGCTTCACGGATACGGGCGGCGCGGAGGAGAGCGTCCTCGACCACGGAAAATTTACGACGCGCGACCGTTCTTGGATTAAGTCCCAGATGGCGCGTCCTATCGCGTCGGGCAACGCCTGCAACACCGATTCGGGCAACCCCGTCACCTGTTGCATCACCCACAGCACATACCGTGCTTGGTCGATAATCAGCGTCCCGTCGGGTTGGATGACCGTCGCGTTTGTTTCCGCCGTCAGCCGTTCCACCAGCCGCATCGGGCGCACAGTGAACTCCACTCGCGTCGCCTCGACATACGGCTCCAACGCCTGCGCAAGTTCGGGTTGATTCTGCTTGACCCACTCCCAGTCCGTGTCCCAGACCACGCACGGCGGACTCGTCTCGTCCGACGGGTCCGACGGAACCATCGCTATCCACCGATGCTCCACGCGCTCGTCAAACTGTGGCACTTTCATCGTTCCTCCTCCGTCGCGAGTATACCCGAACGCGACGCACGGGGTCGCCAGCGATACTCTTCGGGAATCGTGCCCAACGCCACACGCTTGCGAATAAGGTCCGCGTACACCGGGTCAATCTCCGCAGTGAGCCATCGTCGCCCCATCTCGTGACAGACCGCCACTTCGGAACCAGAACCCCCAAACAGTATCAGCACCAAATCGCCTTCCCGTGTCGATGCACGAAGCAGAAACTCAAAGAGACGACGCGGGACTTGACACGGATGTATCGTCTTCTCGCGCGAACCCGCCTTGACAATATCGAAGTAGAACCAGTCGTAAGGCATGCATCCTTTCTGCCCGCGTTCGATGCGTTCGCGCACGCGCTTGTCGCTGACATTCTTGAACGGCTGCGCAATCGCGTCTTTGTACCAGCGCACCCGCGCCTGCTTTCGCGCATGCAAAATCGTGCGATGCGCCGTGGTCAACCGATACGGTGTGTAGCCCACATTCGGGGAATAACACCACACATACTCATGCACATCGTAGCAAGCGTCGTCGAGGTAGCGCACGCGCAAGTAAGCGTTCTGCTTCGGCATGTTCAGAAAGAAAGCGTTCCCATCGTTTTTCAGCACGCGCAGACTCTCACGCGCAAGCCGAATGTACCAGTCGATGTAGTCATCCCATCGTCGTTTGTACGACTTGCCGTTGTACCGAATGCCGAGGTTGTAATCGGGGTCTGAGAAGACCATATCCACAGATTGGTCTTCCAACTGACTCAACAGTTCGAACACATCGCCCTCCCAGACAGTGTTCACGGGCACGCTCATCGTGAGTTCTTTGTGCGGATTCGCACGCGCGGGAGCAACAGTCTCGGTGCGCCTTGTTCGGGTTCAGGTTCAGGTTCGGGTTCGGGTTCCGATTCGGTCTGGCTCTGTTCGGTTTCAGCGGTCGCCTGTTCGGGTTGTGTGGGTTCAGGTTCCAGTGGCGTCGTGGACTGCCCGTCGTTTGGTTCTCGAACGGGAAGCGGGGTTGCAATATCGCTTGTCGAATCGGGGCTACCTGCCGCACCCCCATCGGGACTACTCGCCGTTCCACCGAGGGCGTTCTCGCCCTGCGCCGCGCCAGCGGGGGCGTTCCCGCCCTGCGCCGCGCCCGCGCCAGCGGGGGCGTTCCCGCCCATCATCGCTTGGGGCATCATCTGCGCCTGCATCTGTTGCATCTCCATCTGCTGTCGCATCATCTCTTCGCGTGTGAGCGTCAACACGGGGAGATTGAACTCTTGCGCGAGTTGTTGCCAATCGGCGTACAGCGTGTCGCCCGTCGCCGTCTGCAACGGCTGCCCACGCGCCAACAGACTAATCATCGCGTCGACCAACGCCTCCGTATCGTCGCGCGAGATGGACATCTCGATTCGTGTCGGTCGCGCGCGGTTACCGAAGTTGAACCGCACAATGTCGGGGATCAACTGCCGGTTCAACACCTCTTGGATTTGCTGGAGCCATGCCTCTTCGTTCTGAATGAACAAGTCGATTTGCGACCGTCCGAGCGCATACGAACCCGCTTGGGGATGAATAGACGCCAACGCGGGCACACCCATCGCTTGGCGCATCTGCTCATCCAAAAAGTTCAGGAACGCCTCATACGGCGCAGCCCCCGGCGGAGGCGCAAGTTCCACCTCCCACATACGCTGACCCGACGAATCCACCATGTTCGGCAACACGATAGTATGCGCATTGGTCAAGTTGTCTAACTGTTCCGCAAGATACTCCAGATTGTCCACCAACACGGGTTGCCCATCATCCCCCGTGCCCACACTCGTCTGCCCCGGCGGGGCGTACCCCTTCTTAATCGGCACACCGTAAGTCGCGAAATAGCGCGACAAGTCTTCCAAGAGTCGGACTTTGACCTCGAAGTATGGGATACACGGCTTCGTGACGGGGTTCCCGTACACCTCGTTGAATTCGGCATCGATAGCGAAGTGTATCAGTTTCCCTTCGGGAATGATGTCGCCCGCTTGGAGTTGGCGCACGCCTGCGAACTCGCCCGTCGGGTACACCAACGCCCAACACAACGACGGGTCAAGATGCACCACGCGGTCAAGCGTCCACACATCACGAAATTCGTAAACTTCGGACGCCTCTTGGGTAGACCGTGTGTGCGACACGCGCAACACACGCTCGCGACGCCACACCTTCTCGACGAAAGCGACCCCGTAATCGAACGCGGTACACAACGCCCATAACAGTTGGCGCATGTGCGGGCGAAGAACTTCTTGAACCAACGCTTCAATCTTGGGGTCTTCCGAGTAGACTTGCCATTTCGCGCGGAGTATCGGGAGTTTGAGCAACCGCAGCGACGAACGCACCACGGGGTCTTGACGCACACGGTCAAGGTCTTCTATCCGTATCTCATCCAGACGGAACGCCAACATCCGTCCGTCCGATGAGAACTGCGCCGACATCGGTGCATAACGGTTCTGACCCGTGACCCCGATTTGCCCCTCAACAGGCTCGGTCATCGGCTTAGCCATCGGCTTGACAGGCTTGCCGATGCCAAATGTCCCTAAAAACCAATCACGCCAACGCACACGGGGCATCGCTTATCTCGCGCTCTGCAAAGAGTTGCTCCACACCAACAAATGGTCATCTAAAGTCTTCACCGAATCATCTGGCGCATAGACCACATGCGGTTCGTCCGGACCACCAAACGCCTTCTCCGCCACGGTATACCCCTTCTGGAACATCATCGGCGAAGCCCCACCCGACAAAGTGAACATCGCATCCAGAGTTCTACGCACATGCGAATTGGGGTCTTTCAAGCCATACTCGTTGAGAAGCATATCTATCTTCTGCAATGCGCCGTCTGAGAGTTTCAGTTTGTTCTGTTCAGCGAACTTCAACGCCGCCGTCAAGTTTGCAACCCGCGACAGCACATGGGGCATCGCGGGGCGGAACAGCATGAGCCGTGTGTATATCTGCTCATTCTCTGGGAGCGACTCGTCGTGTTTCAATCCATCGAGCAGCGACATTAAGTCTAAAGCAGTGTTTTCTACGGCTATGCTTAGGTCTTCTGCGTCGCTTTGTTCGGGATTGCATTTGAGGAGATGTCGTGCCATCGCCGCTTGGACATGGAGACCGCCAAGCGGGTCGCCGAGAACATTCCCCGCGCCATTCGGCATAAACGCGCCCCGCGCATAGTTGTTATTGTATGCGAAGAAGTCCGCCACAGAGGGATGACCAACCAACTGATTTTGCTCGTTGTATTCTGTGTTCCAATCGTAGAAGATGTATACCCGCCCGTCGGCACACTCCACCGTGCGCGGGACCACCACGGGCGGGTCTCCATCTAACCAGCGGTCAAAAACATCTGCGTACCGAATAAATTCCTTATAGTGATTTTTGGCTACACCCGGCATTCCGTAATTGCGTTCGAGCGCAACGGTTTTGAGATGTTCGCACACATGGTCGTGCAACTCTGGGGCGAGTGGCTCGTTTCTTTGTACGCGGTCTATCAGTTCCGCCAACCCTTGCAAGAAGAGATGCCCTTCGGCGGAACGCGCTGTCTCCGTCACTATGATTGGTACGCTGGATTCGCCCGTCTGGATTAATTCGTCAATCGCGGCATCGTGTGCGTGAGTGTTCGCGAAATAGTTCCCCAGAATAGATGGCGTGTCATCGTCTCCTTCAGTATATCCGAACAAGCGTTTCGCGATTTCATCGGTGGGCAGACCGCGCATTATGGCATCGACGACGACGACGCCATACGCGCTGAGCATGCGTGCGTACTCCTCTGCCGTCTGCTGGTCGCCGATACCAGTACCATGCTTGATGTTGAGTACCAGTTCGCCTTGCGCTTCGGTTAGTCGTTTCGCGATATCGCGGACTTCGGAAGGTATCTCATCGTGGCGTTCCTGCAATCTCCGTGTTAGTTCTTCGTGTTGTTTCTTGAGTTTATCTATGACCTGTTCTTTCTGTTCGGTGCTTGTGGGGTAGTGTTCGAAATCTTTCGGGTCGTATGGTTTGTCTGGTGCAGCACCTTGCCAGTATTCAATTGCGTTCGTGGCGAGTTTCTCGTCTCGGTTCGGTTGCCATAGCAGGTAGATGACGCCTGAAGGTCGTGCGAGTTCGCCGCGTCGCCCCTGCAAGAAGGTCTGATAGCGCATTTTGACCCACGCGAGTTTGTGGGTGGTCTTGCCCCCGCGCGTGCGCTGCGTAAATTGGACAATCGCCCAGCCCAACGGGTTGTTCAATACGCCGGGGTCGTTCGTCTCAGACAGCCGAACAATCCGAATTCTCATGGCTCGTCCGCTCCGTCTTAATTACTGCGATGGTACAATCATCGGTATCGATGGATGCCACACCGTTTGTGTTTCGCGATGGGTTTCGTTCGTGTTCGCGTGTGTACGGTCTGTTCGGTCTCTTCCGATACCCATCTCGGATGATACCCGAAGTTGTCGATTGGTTCCTGTCGCGTTGGGGTGTGTCTGGGGGTCGTGTGTTTGACCCGTTTGCGGGTTATGGCACTGTGGGGTATGTGGCGGCGCAGCGCGGGTTGCCTGCGACGCTCTGGGACATCAACCCGATGACGGCTGTCGCGGTGCGTGCGGTGTTCGATTCGGTTCCGTTGCCGACACCGCGTGATGTGGAGCGGGTTATGGCGTCGATTGCGATGTGTTCGGCGGAGTGGTCGCCGTGCGGGAGCGCGTGGCTCGCGTTCTGGCATCCGTTGGAAGCACATCGCATGCTGCGTCAGATGTGGGGGTACTATCATCATCACGCGAGCGCGTGGGAACAGACATGGCTCGCGTTGCCGTTCGTCTCCCATACGGTACGCTACTCGTACAAAGACGCACCGTCGTACAAGTTGCATCGGTCGAAGCGTGCGATGGAGCGTGCGGTGGTGCGCACGCGGCGCGGGCTCTTCTGGAGCGACCTTCGAAACGCGCTGCTCAAAACCATCGCTGGGATTGGCGCGTACCGCGCAGAGACGCCGACCGATATCGTCCCTGAGGTGGTTGTCGGCGTCGACGCCGTATCGGGCGTTTATCCCGATTGCGCCGTGTGTTTGACTTCGCCCCCGTATTTCCACGCGCGGGAGTACCTGCGGAGCGTGAAACTCGAACTGCTGTGGCTCGGCGTCCCCGAAGCGACGATTCGCGCGTGTGCGCGGTTAGAAATCCCGTACCGCAAAGTGGAACCGTATCCCGTGCGTTCGGCGACCTACGAGCGCGTGCGAGCGGAGATTACCCATGCGGCGACGCGCGACCGCTACGACGCCTATTGGTGGGCACTCGCGCGAATCGTGGACGGGATACGCCCTGAACGCGCGTTCGGGCTCTTCGTGGGGCGTCCGACCGCGCGGGGCGTGCGCGTGCCGATAGACACAATACTGTTGGAACATCTGACCGCCAACGGCGAATGGCGCGTCGCAGCCTATCTTGAAGACACGATACAGCGACGGGCGACTCGTGCCCCGCGCAACCCCGAAACGATGCGCGAGACCGACGGCATGAACCGCGAGTATCTGTTGGTGTTCGTGCCGTCAGGCAGCAGTGTACGGAATCGCGCGTTGTAGCGTCTGGCGCACCACATCGGGGTCGGGCTCGTCAATCGCGTCCATCGCGGTCCGCTGGAGCGCAAGTCGGAGTACCCGCTCCCACGCCTGCGGGATCTCATACCGCAAATCGTACTCGGTCACATTCGACGAGCGTTGCCCCATCCGATAGACACGCCCGACCCGCTGTTGCCGCTCCGCTTCGTTGATGGGCATGCCGTAGTGGACGACGGTATCCGAACCGTCTTTGAATTCCAGTCCCGTTGCGCCCGCGCTGGTCGCGACCAGTACGCGCAGCAGGCTCTCAGGCGCGTTGTCAGCCGTGAACGATACCGTGCGCCCGTCATCCGTGACGAGTTGACCCGAACGCCCGTCCCACGCCTGACACACACCCTCCACTTGCGTCCCGTCGTCTAAAGTCACACGCACACGCACCCCGGGCACAATCGCGCGTTCGTTCACCGCACGCCGTACCGCCGCACGCTCGTTGTAACTCAGACCGCCGTGATAACCAATCGCTTCGCCCGGACGGAACGACTGGATGACATGGTTCATCTCCGAAATGTAGTTGCAGAAGACCGTCACGGTGTTCATTCCGTTTTGTGTGTGTCTGTCAACGATTCTGTGCAACGCTTGGAGTGCGGGGTTGTGTTCTAAGGGCGCGTTGGCGATGGTTGTATAGGCGCGCATGGCGATAGCCATGCGTTTCTTTTCGTCTGTGCCCGCCGATTCGTATTCCCGATAGAGTTGTTCGAAGGCGCGTTGCTGGTACGGGCTGAGCCGAAACCGTTGGGGCACTTGTTCCAGATGCGCGTCTACGGGCGGTGGGTCGCCCCGCACAAGGAACGGGCGGATGTGTTCTTGGAGCGCGGCGTCATGTTGCGCCTTCAGCGGCGCAGTCGGGTTCTCCACAGCGTCGTGGTAGAGCGAGAGGAACTCGCGTGAGTAAACGCTCTGTTCGCTGAGGTCGTCGGAACCGGAGACGAACTGCGCGATGCCGTAGAGGTTGCTTGCGGCGGTGCGGATAGGTGTACCCGTCATCGCGACGACATGCGTGTTCTCGTTGAACCGCTTTGCGAGTTCCAAGAGTCGTTGCGTGCGTTTCGATTGCAGTGCGCCGGGTGAGAACGCTTTGTGGGCTTCATCGACGACGATGAGCATCTTCCCGTTGGTGCGTTCCAGTTCGTGTTGGATGGCTTGTGCGTCGCGTCCGCCGTCCAGCACGAGGGTTTCCATCCCGACGATGACGACATCCAAGTCGGGGTCGGTGATGACGGCGGCGCGCTGTTCGCCCGTGCCGTATCGTGCGCTGTGTCGCGCGGCGGCTTCGTCGCTAATCGCGCCCGCAACACCGACACGCAAATCGGTATCGTGGAAGTATTTGCGGGCTTCCGCGAGCATGTTCTCGCGCAGTCCTGCGGGCACGATGATAACGGCTTTCTGGATTTCGCCGCGGTCGAGCAGTTCTTTCGCGAGTGCGAACGCCGCGAGCGATTTACCCGTGCCCGTCGGCAAGTTCCAGATACTTCGGCGGTTGGTGAGATTGTGCGCGATGGCGGCGCGTTGTGTCGGCGTGAGCCGTACACTGGGGTTCAATCCCTTCGGACGCCACGATTCGCCGAGTATCGCCTCGGGCACTCGCTCCCGCCGCCGCTGCAATGCACGGGCACGCGCAGTCAACTTCTGTTCGCCCGACGCCGTGAGTTCCGCGCGGAGTTTCCCGTCCCGCGTCTCAACTAACTTGAAATCCTCTTCTGGGGTCAACCCGTGCAGTTGCATGTGGTGCAACGCTTCGTCGGCGTTATCGTGCGCGGCAACGACCCGTATGGGACGGTCTGCGAGCCCGCGCCGATGCGCATCCAACAGCGCGGCTTGGAACGCCAACTCGCCCGCCATACTGTTGATGAGCCGACGCTGCGTGGCTATCTCACGCTGGAGCAACCGACGCGCCAACGGCGGGGTCAAAAACGACTCTTCGCCCGTCGCCATCGCATATATCTGTTCGCGGATGACCTCCCCACGATGGAGTATCATCTCGGCGTCGCGAAGCACCTCATCGTTGCGCGCCTTGAACCGGTCTTCTATCGTGCGCATAGCGTGTTCCAGTTCGCCTTTGCTCATCCGCTGCGCCATCTGCTTGTAGAGCCAGTGTGCTGCGCCTTCGACGCCGAGCGTATGCACCAGTTGGGCGGGCACGCTGGTCTCGCCAAGCCATTCCGACGCTAACGATTGCGCGGCAGCGAGTGCGCCACGCAGATAGTGTCGTGCGCCCCCGCGCCCCTCCGACATATCGACCGCCCGCCACAGACCAATAGCACGCCGCGCCGCATGCGCATCCTCATGCGCACGCAGTTCTTGCTGATAGATTTTCTCCAGCTCCTTCTCGGAAGAGACTTCGTGCCAGTCGGCGGTCGCCAATACTTCGTCCGAACGGGATTCGACATGGGCACGGATTTCGCGGTTGAACCGTCGCCGTTCGCGTTCGTGCGCGTCCAGCAACATGCCCAGATGCGCCGCCTGTTCGGGCGTCATCGTTGCTAACCTATCCCGCAACGACTTGGGCAAATCAGGTTCCAGTTGAAGTTCGTCGCCCGTAATCCGAAGTTCGTTGCGGAACACGGTCTTCGCCAGCGCGTCCCGATGGATGGAACGGGCAACCCGCGCACGCGCTTCCACCTTCGCCAAATCGAACTTCTCGTCGGGCGCGACCATCTTCTGCAGCGCGTCCAACGCCTTCGCCTGCGCATGGGTCAACGCATCCGTATCGTGCGCACTCGCCGACCACGAAGTGCTGTGCGACGAACCGCTGTGCGACGAACCGCTGTGCAACGAACTACCGTGCAACGAAGTGCTATGTGACGATGTGCCATGCGACGAAGTGCTATGCGACGACACGCGCGGGACACGCATAGCACGACGCAACGCATTGCGCATCTTGAGCGGGTCAACACGCGCGATGTCTTCATGCGGAACGCCCAGCAAGTCCGCTACCGCCCCGTAAAACTGCTTGAGATGCGCCTCATATTGCCGAATGCGTTTCTGACGCGCACGCGCCACCGCCTCAGGCGAAACCGAACGGGGAGTACGAGGCATACCCGGCGGTCTACGCTCCAACCGCAGATGGAATAGACCTTTGTCTCCAGCCCACACCACACGATACCCGTACTTCGTCGGACGCACCAACACGCGACGATATTCGGGATGGTCCGGTCCAAACGGCTTGAGCGTTATCCACCGACATTCGGGGCACATCGCCATGACTTCGCGCCACGGTCGGTACTCCGTAAGCAACACAACGGCGTAGTCCGTCGGGTCTACCCCTTCGGGAAGCAACTCGGCAAGCAGCAGACGCCCGCCCGACCCACGCGCGGACTCAACAACCGCCTCCTCCAGCGGTACGACCGCCTCGCGCGGAACCGACAGATGTGCCCACCCAAACCGTTCAATCAGAAAACGCGGCATGGCTAAACCATAGAATGCTACGAGGTACCTATGCCCTCACCGGACTCGGAAACCACCGTGCCATAATCGAAAATCCGTCCCGTGCCCGCCCATGCAATGAGCGTAACGCCCCCCGCGCCCGTGCGCAGCACGAGCTGGATACGCCATTGGGGGTCGGTCGTCGTCAAACTGTACCCGCGGCTCTGTAGAACCGAGAGCCAATCGGTAAAGTATTGGTTGGCAGCCAATATCTGCGCGGGTGGCGCGCCCGTCGGGAGATATGTCGCAAACTGGTTCAATCGCGGCGTCGTGATGAAACTCACTTTGTCGTTGGGTGGCGGCGGTAGTTGGTTCGCATTCGCCGCAGCGAGAAACGCCGCCGCATCGCGTAGCGCGGTGTGTTCCACATAATGAGTGAAGAGCCGTCGGAGCGCGTTGCGCAGCACGAGCGGTATCCCGCGCCGTTCGTTCACACCATCACGCCGTATCACAAAACGATTGACCAGCATCGTCGTCCTCCCCCACCCTCTGCGCTAAATTTCGTACCAGAAGAACTGTTGCGGAACGCCGAAATCGATGGTGATAGCGTAGAACTTGTCGCCATCTACCGTTTCCGCGATATGTATCTTTCGGAGCGGTTCCGTCGCCGTCGGGGAGTACCCGTAGCGTTGCAGAATCGCCATAAGTTCGTTGAGGTACTGAGAAATAAGCAACAGATCCGTGGCTGTGACGACACCCAGCTCTGTGTCCCAGCAGATGCCGATATGGTTGAAGCGCGGGGACAGCACGACACCGTACCCGTCGCCGAGCCCGCTGTAAGACGCGCCGCTGAGACCTTTGGGCACGGCTTCGCCGAAGATGCCCGCTTTGTAGAAAGTCAATCGGTAGTATTTTTCGTGGAGTCGTCGCAGTTCCTGCCGCAATCGTAGCGGGAACGCTCGGACTTCCCCTGGCGCATCGACTCGTGCAATAAGATGATGCATAGTCGTTGACCTCCTAGATAGGTTGTGTGGACGCGACGATGACCCCGTAGACGGGGATTGTGTACGCCCGTCTGTGCGCCTCGATGTTGGACGACACCGACACGGGCGCGGTCGGCTGTGGGAGCGAGGGCGTCCCGTCGATGACCAGATAGCGGTTCTCGCGGTAGTTCCCGTAGTGCGCAGGGTTGTTTATGTCGAACCCCGTCGGGAACGCATCGGTAGACCCGTTGGGGTCGTATGAAGGGTCAATCTGTGCCAAAGTCGGGTCTTTGAAGTGGATGAATTCACGCATTCCACGATTGGCGTAGAGATAGAGTATCCCCGAACGCATGCCGGGGAGCGGGGTTGCAATATCGAGAATGAACAGCCCGCTTCGGAAGAAGAACCGCTGCGCGCCGGAGAATGTGTAGCTGGTGTTGTTGATGAATCTGGCGGTGATGTTCCCCGTATAAATCTGAGCGTGGTAGCGCATGTCGTAGAAGCCCCAGTTTTGCGCGTATATGGAGCCGCTGATGGCGTGCCCGTAGGGGTTGAAGGTTCGCGGTTGCG